AAACCTAGCATGAGGTTTTCTTTTATCTTTAAGTCTTGAATCTAACGTTTTAATTCTCATATTCTCAACCTTAAATACCCAATAAAGAGGATGATAAAATTCATATCTATCCCCATTTGGTTTATCTGAAGGAATACCCTGAAATGTATCTGGTGCGTTTACCTCCTTCATTATGTTTTTTAAAGTAAAGATGTTCATAATTCAATAAATTTACCAGTTACCGATACTTCATCATTTGTATCTAAAACATACGTTAATTCTCCACCACTTTCAAATGCTTGTGTATTATCCAATTTAAAAAGAATTTGATTTTTACTTCCATCAAATGTGTATGTATAAGCATTTGGTGTTATAAATACCCCATTAATATAAACTCTAAACCAACCCTTAGTATCAAATGTACCTCTAAGTTCTTGCGGTAATATAGGTAATTCTGCATTTGTTAAATAAAAATAAGAGAACTTATTTGTTACTCCATCAGCTGTTTCATCAGGATATAATCCTTTATTCATACCAGCATCAGCAGAACCTCTAATTGCTACAAAATCTATAACACTTTGGTACTCATTATAAATATTAGGATTTGAGAATCTCATACCCGTTAAGTCAGTTTCTATACCCCATACAACTTTCTTCGGAGTGAATGATTTTTTAACAGTTGGTTTCTCATCATATGTTTCTGGAAGTAGATATGCATTAACTACCATTGTAAAGGAAGTTCTAATGATTCTTTCCGAACCTTCTCCTACTTCTTGTTGATTATCAAATGAATCAATACGAGTCCTAAATTTGTATCCTTTCTCCTTACCCCAATACCTATCAGTTGCATATTGAAATGCTTCAACTATGGTGTTCATATGTTCGGTAAATGATGTCCAAATCATTACCTCATAAGTTACAGTTACATAATCGGGTACAGAAACTTCATATTGTTCAAATGCTTTAGAAGCTTCTGGTTGTAATGAAAATCTTTCGTATCTATTTTTTTTAGAATATTTTTTATAAGCTGGAAGAGTATTTACATCTTTAAATTGTTGTAATGCAGAATCTCTTTCAATAGAATTTCTTTTGAACATTACTAAAGGAATTTGAATCTTACCTCTTTGGTCTCTCAGATATCCTTTTGCTCTAGCGTTATTCCATCTTTCAGCATTACCATATAATAAAGGAACTTTAACTTGATTACCATGTTCTTCAACATCGGGTATCACAGTATCCACCATATACTCAGCAATAGTAGTATCTACATCTAAAAGTTTAACCCCTTTAGTGTATTCCTTATCGATTCCTCGTTGTAATGCTCTATTTGTTTCTTTCTTATTCATTAAATAACTCTCATTTCAGTTTGAATAGAACTTCTTCTAGTCATAAATGTTGATGCAATAATTGAGAATTTCTCCCCACTCTGTCCACCACTTAAGTGGTCTTCTCTTACATTATCAATTTCAAAGTATGCATCATTATGCATTATAATATCTCCAATCTCTGGATAGAATCCTTTTCCTTTTAAAGAAATACGATTAAATCTAAATTCTACATTTTGTCCACTATCAGCACCAAATCCTTCATATGAAACCGAAGAATCATCTCGTTCAATAACAGCACTACATTCAGTACCTTGGAAATAAGATTTATTTAGGGATTCACCATAAAGGTTAGTTGATATATCTTCAATAGAAAGCTTGAATAGAACTACTGTTGTTTCAATAACAGCATCTACTAATTCTTTTGAAATAGATTCAAAAAATCTTATATCTCTATCTAATGCAAATCTTGGCATTTTATCCTGTGTATATCGTTAGTGGAACTTTTCGTAACATTTCTTGCTGATAATTAGATTCGTTATTTCTAATTTCAAACTGATTCTTTCTACTTAGTTCTTCTAAGTTTTCTCTGAGTTGTTCAATCAGAGCATCTTTTTCAGTTTGAGCCTCAGCTCTTAATGCACCACCATCTAACGATATTTCGGAACCAGGAATAGGTACTGAACTATATTTTTCTCTGATTGCTCCTAATAGTTCTTTAGCCAAAGCAAGTGAATATTTTCTAATCCATTGTCTACCAACATCATTAATAGTATGATATTGTATAAAATTATATCCAACGTTAGCATAATCAGAAACTACATCTGCAGATACATTTGTTGAATTTTGAATAAATTCGTTTCTTACAAAATATTCAAACCACATTTTTTCTGCTTTCTTTGGTATTGGAAATACTTGTAATTTATTATTTGTGATATTAAATGAGTGTGCCGATTTTCTTATTGTATCATTAAGTTCAATTGCTTGCATTCTTAATAAGTCTTGAAACATTGGCATCATAATAAATTGAGATGCTGGGGATAATTCCCCAAATCCAAATTCATCCATTAGATTTTTACTACCTACACCACTTCCGGCATATGGGTCAAAGAATCTTGCCGATGCAGGTGGTGCTTCGTGAAACACTTTTACTACATCTATTCTATTAGCACTTTCACTTACATTAGCGAAAAGAACATCCAAATCATAGATTTGTTGTCCAGCAACCATATCAATACTTCCCTTTTTAATATCAGTATTACCACCTACACCAGATAAAGTACCATATGCATCTGATATGCCTATTATATCTGCTAAATTGGAACCTTGAACTAATTTTCCACTATAATTGGAACCTGTTGGATTTCCTTTTAGTGTATCTAAGTTGTTTCTAATATTAAATTGGTTTACTTGTGCGGCATATTCTGAAGTTGCTTCTTCAAAACAAGCGAACAAACTCTCATCAACTAATTCGACATTTTGTACAGGGTAACCTAATCGTTTTGCACACCAATTAGCAACTTTAGGAGCATCTGATTGAAATACTAAATCAGAATCGTAAGTACCAAAAGGAGTTGAACCCGTGGCGAATGATGATGAACCGGGATATATGTATTCTACTGACATGAATTATTTCCTCTATTTTGTTATCGTACTAATAAATATAAAGAAAAAGAAGAATAGTGTTTTTATTCGGAGCATAAAAAAAGAGGGGAACTTTCGAACCCCTCTAATTTAATTAATCTGAACTACGTTCCGATTAGATAGATGCTAAATCTTTGATAAAGATTTTACCATAGTATTCAGGTCTAACCATCTTCTTAGCGTATCTCGTCATAACTCCTCTTCTTGGAGTGAAGTTATTCGGGTCATATACTAATGGAGTCATAATTAATGGTACATAAGGTGCGTAAACTGCTCCTGTTTCTAGGAAGTTTGAACCTCTAAATCCTAACAAGATTTCGTTTGAAGTCATGTAAGGGTTTTTGTACACAGTATATCTGTTAGAAAGTGAACCAACATTTGTTACACCAGCAGCGAAAGATGAAGCATCTTTGTCAGCTGAGATAGAGAATGCAGGAATAGATTCTAAGATAGTACATACATCAGGAGAAGCAACTACGAAGTTAGCTCCACCTCTTAAAGTCAATTGGTGAATCTTATTAGATACTTTGTTTAATTTAGTACCTAAAGTTTGGAACCAAGTGTTCTTTTGGTAAGCAACTGAAGAACTTCCAGCTGACCAAGTTGAACCATTGTATTCCTCACCGATTGTAGCTGACCAGTATTCAGTAGTCAATGCGTTAGACTTTAACATATCTAAGATTTCTAAGTCAATCTCTAAAGAGATATAGTCAGATAACATAGCAGTTAATTCAGCCTCAGCATCGATTGAATGGTAAGCGTTTAAATCCTGTGCTAATTCAGGAGTCCATACAGCCTTTAGTTTTCTAGTCTTAGCAACAATTGCTTCAGACTTTAATTCTAAGTCAACTTCAGGAATATCCAAATTACTTGCAGAACCATCAGTATCTTCAAAATCACCTCTTGCGTAATCAGCAGGTACTACTGAATGCTTTACAGTTACAGTGTTTGCATCAACAGCAGCAGATGTTCCAACGAACAAATCTACTTTAGACGAATCAGCAGCGTTTACTCTGTTGAATTGTCCGTAGTTAAGTCCATTGATATCAGTTCCAGCAACAACGAAAGATGAAAGTGCATCAACATCAGCAGTTGCTCCAATAGAAGAAACAGCTACAGTTAATATTTGAATATCACCAACTTCAACTGAAGCAGATAATGCAGCATCAAATCCTACATCAGCATGTGATGCTGAAGCCCAAGTTTGAGCACCTGTTGCAATTGCAGCAGATGTAGCTTCGTTTACAGAGTATCCGAATGCACCAGCACCGTATAATCCATTCTCAGCTGATTTAGTTTGACCAAATCCAGCACCAACGTTAGCACCACCTGCACCACCGAATAAAGAACCATCAGCACCAGTAGATTTTCCACCAGTTGCAGTTCCGTATTTGAAGTCTAGATAGAATACAAGTCCTGAAGGTAAGTTCATTGGTTGTACACTAACGAATTCTTTAGAAGCAATCTCACCAAAGATTCTTCTTACAAGTGGAAGGGCTACACCACTCCACTCTTCACTATTTGCAGCAGCTCCAGTAGAACTTGCCTCATCAAGCAATTGTTTTGCTTGGTTTTCTAAAAGAACAGACATTGCGCCTTGCTCTTTTTCGTTTAAACCTTCTAGAAGTCCAGTTTGTTCCCATTTACCTTTTAGTTGTCTTGTTTCATTCAACATTACAGCTTGTGGGTTCTTTCCTTCCATTAGTTTAGATAAATCAAAATTTGCCATTTTATTTTTCTTTTTTAATGTTAAGTTAATTATTTAATATTAGCCAATTGTTTAAATCTTTCGGCTAAAGTATTTGTGTTCTCAGAAATAATGTTTTTTACTGGAGCAGTTGAAGCAACTGGTTTAGAAGCACCTTCCGATACTACTTTCTTAGTTCTTTTCTCAGTTCCCGTAAAATTCATAGATTCTGCTAACGTAGCGTAAACTAATTTTACTTCTCTAACAGATGTTGTTCTGTCTAAGTTTTCTACAACTTTAGATTTTTGTTCGTTGGTTAGGTTATAACCTCTGAATAATCTATTAGCGTACAATAATTTTGCATTAAGAAGGTTTACTTCGTTGATAGTAGATTGTAAAGATTTCACAGTAGTGTAAGCTTCTTCTAACTCAGTTTGTAGTTTAACTACCTCTTCGTTAGCTT